AGCCGCGTTCCGCTGTCGGCCGTGTGCCGCTCGCGCAACGCCATGCCGCGCCGCGAGGAAATTCCGGCCGACCGCTACAGCAACCGGACCATCCGCGACATCCTCAAGACGCCGGACGGCTCGCAGGGTGTCGACTGGGGGATCCTCTCGCGTACCCTCGACGACCGCCTGCGCTCGTTCCCGCAGCAGAACTACCAGAACGCCGCGCGTTCCGGTCGCCGCCTGCGCGAGCAGATCAACCTGGCGATCATCCAGAAGCCGACGGACGAGCGCTTCACGGTCAAGAACAAGGACCCGGAGCACGTCCAGGCGGTCATCGACGCCGCACGCAGCGAGAAGTCGCTGGAGGGCGGCTCCCTCGTCGCGGCTGGTGGCTGGTGCGCGCCGTCGGAGACGATCTACGACCTGTGCGAACTGGAGAGCCGTGACGGCCTCCTGTCCGTGCCGGAAATCACGATCAACCGGGGCGGCATCAACTTCACGACCGGCCCGGACTTCTCGTCGATCTACGAGGCGACCGGCTTCTGCTTCACCGAGCAGGACGACATCGACGGGACCTACGTCCCCGGCGACCCGAGCAACACCCTCGGCCCGAAGCCGTGCTACCACATCGAGTGCCCGGACTTCGACGAGGAGCGCCTCGACGTCTGCGGCCTCTGCCTCACGGCCGGGCTGCTCCAGGCGCGCGGCTACCCGGAAATCATCGCCCGCGTCATGCGCGGCGCGCTGATCGCCCACGACCACCGCCTGAACGCCAACATCATCGCCAAGATGATCGCTGGCTCGACGGCCATCACGATGCCGAGCCCGCAGGTCGGCGCCACCGCGCCGCTCCTGACGGCGATCGAACTGCAGGTCGAGCACCTGCGCACGGTCAACCGCATGGCGCGCAACGCCACGCTGGAGGCCGTGTTCCCGATGTGGACGCACGGCGTCATCCGGTCCGACCTGTCGCGCCGTCTCGGCGTCGACATGCTGTCGGTCACGAACGCGCAGATCGACGCCTGGTTCACGCAGCGCGGCGTCTCGTCGCAGTTCGTGTACGACTGGCAGGACATCTCCACCACGGCGGCGTCTGGCTTCACGCAGTGGCCGACCACGGTGGACTTCCTGCTGTACCCGGCGGGCACCTGGGTCAAGGGTGCGGCGGACGTCATCACCCTCGACACGATCTACGACTCCGTGGGTCTCGGAGAGAACAACTACACCGCGCTCTTCACCGAGGAGGGTTACCTCATGGCGAAGATGTGCCAGGACAGCCGCGTCGTCACCGTCTCGGTCTGCCCGGACGGCGCGACCGGCGCGGGCGTCGACATCGACTGCGACGGCACGCTCGCAACCCCGTAGTCCCTCTCGGCGGGCGGTCCTTCACGGGACCGCCCGCTGGCAGGTCCGAACCACTGACCAGGAGGGACAACCCGCATGGCATTCGCCCCGGCGACAGTCGTCGACCCCATCGCTCGTACGGCCCTGCCGTTCGGGCTGTTTTCCGTCGTCACGCCTCGACCGGCGGGCGACTCGCGCTGGGAGAACGGTGCCGTCTGGGAGCCGCTGACCTGCGGCCCGGCCTCCGGCATCGGTGAGGTCGATTGCGTGACGCAGACGGCCTCCGGCCTGCCGAAGAAGTTCCCCGTTCCGGGCGGCACTGATGAGGCGACGCCGTTCACGGTCTACGGCTCGTACGAGTGCAGCCCGATCGGGCACACGCTGGAGTACGCGCAGGAGCGCGCCACCGAGCACCTGATCGCCCGCGAGGAGGCCCGCGCTGAGCAGGCCGTCTGGACTGGGGACCTGGGCAATGTGCCGAACTTCTCCAACGCCGACACGGCGTCCGGCGGAGCGCTGGACCCCTGCCTCGCCCTCGCGACGGCGGAGCAGTACATCGCCACGAACTACGGCTCGCTCGGGGTCATCCACATGTCTCGTCTGCTCGCACAGGTGCTGCTCTGCGAGCAGGCGCTGGAGGTGCGCGGCACGCGACTGTTCACGCGCCTCGGCACGCCCGTCGTCGCGGGCGCTGGTTACCCTGGCAGCCACCCGGACGGCGTGACCGCTGGTGACCAGTACCTCGTGGCGACGCCTGCTCTTATGGCGTACCGCTCCGAGGTGTTCGGCGCTACGAACCGCCCTGGCGACCTGCTCGACCGTGGGCAGAACAACCTGTTCGGCATCGCGGAGCGCCGATACCTCGTCGGCTGGGACGAGTGCCCTGTCCCGCTCGCGGTACAGGCGGAGATGGTGATCGTCTGATGGGGCGCGGCGTGATGGACGGTGGCATGCGGCGCATCAAGCGCGCGCCTGCGCCGTCGGAGGTGGACCAGACGCTTCTCCTGGTAGCGCAGTTCGCCGCCTCGCGCATTGTTCCGCTGCCGGAGGGCAGCCCGGAGCCTGCCCCGGCTTCGCAGGAGGCCGCTGGGCAGCCTGTGGCGGACGAGACCGAGAACTACCCCGACGAGGCCCAGCAGGGCGCTGAGCAGGCGCACGCGAGCGAGAATGAGGTCTCTGAGCCCGATGCCGCGCCTGCGGTTGCAGACGAGGACGACTTCGACCCGATCGCTGCGGTGCTCGGATAACTAGTCCAGGCAGATAGCCTGGGCACAGATGTAACGTCGCTGGCTACTGGGCCGGGCCTCTCAACGGAGGATTCCGCCATGACCAAGTGCTTCATCCCGGTCCTCGGGAAGCGCATCCGGGCTGTCGCGCTCGACGACTGCGGCAACCTGCCCGCTTCTGGGAACCTGACCTCTGTCGTCGCGACCGACGGCTTCATCTCGCTCACGCTCACCTCGGAAATCGAGGAGGGCACGGAAATCATCACCCGCAAGGCGGACGGGTCGCTGTGCGTGAACGAGCGCACCAGCGACTCGTTCAAGCGGTTCACGGTCGAGATGGAGTTCTGTGGCGTCGACCCGGACCTCCTCTCGATCACGACCAACGCCGAGCCCTACAAGGACTACAGCCTGACGAACGCGGGCATCACCGTGGCCGAGGGCACGATCGCCAAGAAGTTCTCCCTCGAACTGTGGACGGGGCTCTCGGGTCGCGCCTGCGAGCCGGGGGACGAGGAGGCCAGCGGCTACCTGCTGCTCCCGTTCGTGAACGCTGGCGTGCTGGGCGACATCGAGGTCACCGGGGAGGACGCCGTGACGTTCTCGATGACCGGCGCCTTCACCAAGGGCGGGAACGCCTGGGGCGTCGGACCGTTCCACGTCCTCATGAACGGAGTGGCTGCGGACAACCTGCCGACAGCGCTCGACCCGCTGGACCACCTGCTGCTCGTGGAGACGGGCGTCGCTCCGCCTCCGGCAGCCTGCGGCTTCACCCCGTACCTGCCGGTCTCCTGATCGGACGGACAAACCAAGCGGCCTCGCTCCTCTCGGGGCGGGGTCGCTTGTCGTTACGCTGGACCGACTGAGACGAGGAAGACACCATGGCGACGCTCGCAGACATTCTTGCCCTGCTGCCCGACAACACGGCAGGTGACATCAGCGCGCAGGACGTGCGCGACGCCGTGACAGCGCAGTGGCACCGCACCGACGGCACCGACACGATCGAGGGTCTGGCGTTCAACACGGCACCGCCCGTGCCTGCGCACGTCGCCGGGCGCGTCTTCTGGAACGCCACGGACGGCACGCTGAACATGATGTCCACTACGCCAGGAGTGACCCTCCAGATCGGGCAGGAGCAGTGGGCCGACGTCCGGAACAACTCCGGTTCGACAATCCTCAACGGGCGCGCGGTGCGCATCACGGGCGGCATCGGATCCACTCCGACGATCGGCCTGGACAACGGTCTCGGCACCGGGATCGGCATCGCGACGCAGGATATCGCGAACAACGCGAACGGGAAGGTCACGACGTTCGGCCTCGTGCGTGACCTCAACACCAGTGCGTTCACCGAGGGGCAGGCCGTCTACTCCTCCTCCACCGGCACGCTCACAGCGTCGGTTACCTCTTCGTTCCTCGGGTACGTCACGGACTCGCATGTCAGCGCTGGCACGGTCCTCGTGGCCCGCCTGCGGACCGACACCGCGAGCGGCACGACGGCGCAGCGGCCAACCCTGGTCGCTGTTGGTGCGCGGTACTTCGACACGACGCTCGGCATCCCCATCTGGTGGAAGGGCGCCGTCTGGGTCAACGCAAGCGGGGCGACGGTCTGATGGCCGAGTTCTCGACGGCGTTCTCTGACGACTTCGACGCCGAGGCGGCTCTTGTGCCGTCGCTCACGGATCCGTGCGCCTGGGCTGTGAACTACAGCGCCTGCGGCGACGCCGAACTGCCTGAGCCGCTCGCGTCTCTCCCGGCGTCGGGTGTGGCCGTCTTCGAGGAGATGGCCGGTGTCTACTTGTGGAACTGGACCGGCCGCAAGTACGGCATCTGCGAGGTGACGGTGCGCCCATGCCGTCAGGAGTGCTGGCAGGGGCAGAGCACATTCTGGGGAGCGTCGAGCGGCATGCTCGGCAGCCGCCCGTTCTATCCGGTGCTCATCCGGGGGCAGTGGTTCAACGTCGGGTGCGGACAGTGCGGCGACGACTGCGGTTGCGGCGACACGCGCTCGCTGCGGCTGCCTGGGCCGATCGACTCGATCACGGAAATCCAGATCGACGGCGTGGTGCTCGACCCGACGGCGTACCGCGTCGACAACGACCGGTTCGTGGTCCGCATGGACGGAGGCCGGTGGCCGACGTGCCAGGACATGAACGCCGTGCTCGGTGAGGCGGACACCTGGGCCATCACGTATCGCCGTGGCGTGGAGGTGCCGATCGGCGGGCAGGTCGCTGCTGGGCTGCTCGCCAACGAACTGGCCAAGGCAGCGTGCAACGACCGCTCGTGCGGGCTGCCGCAGCGGGTGCAGACCGTCACCCGGCAGGGCGTCACGATCGCCGTCCTCGATGCGTTCGACGACATCGACACGGGGCACACGGGCATCTGGCTGATCGACTCGTGGGTGGCGTCCGTGGTGCGGCGTCCGCGCAAGATGCGGGTGCTCAGCCCGGACCGGATGCTGCCGCGCAACCGGCGTCAGACCTGGCCGGTTGTCTAGTCGTGTTCTTTCTTCATCACTCACCCCCTCCTTATAGGAGGGGGTGAGTGATGAACGAAGGACGATCAGAACTTACCTGCGCAAACCGGACCTATCCCGGCAGCGATGCTCTCCTCGTTGGTGAGCGTCCGGCTGCACACGCAGCAGGTGCCGTAGAGGGCACCGAACGCCCGTGCCTCGTCCAGCGTCATCTTCGTGGTGTCGCTGAGCAGACGCAGCGCGCCTTTCGCGTACTCGAACCGGAAGGTCGTGATCGTCTTCCACTCGCCGTCAGCGACCTCGATCTGGTCCTCCTCGATCGGCAGGAGTTCCTTCGCGTACAGGTTGCCGGAGCCGTGCACCGCTCGCTGAACCTTGAAGATCCGGCCGTCCTCGGTGTGGTGCATTCCCTCCAGGTCGGCAGCCGAGGCAGTCTGCGCGACCTCCCGGCGACCGGCCAGGTCCAGGTTGTGGATTAGCAGCGAGGCGTCCCGCTTGCTGAACTGCCCCTTCCTCCACGCTGAGCGTCCAGCCTCAACCTGCTGCTCCAGCGCGGGAATGTCCTCCCAGCGACGCTCAGCCTGGAGCCTGTTGATGTAGTTGACCTGGGCTTCGGTGACGGTGTTCATGGTGACCTCCTGTGGGGCTGCTGTGCTGACATACGTAACACTACACCCAGTAACTCCTCCGGCCTACTAATCCAGGTAACGAACATGTTACGAAATGCACGGCTACCCTGGGCTCATGACGACGATCCCGGACACCCTGAGCGACGAGATGTGGGCGCTCCTCTCCTGCGCGAACGCAGCCCTCGTGGAAGCCGGGGTCCCGGTCGGCAAGGCATTCATCAACCCGGGGCTGACCGTGCCCGCCGACGAGTGCTGCGAGGGGCAGTTGGCCGTCCGTGTGATCGAGCGCTTCCCTTCGAGAACCTTTCCTTCGATCGACACGACGGCGAGCAACTGCAACCCGGCGTTCTGGGCGGTGCAGTTGGGCGTGAGCGTGCTCCGCTGCGCGCACGTCGTGGACGACAACGGCGTGTTCCCCACTGCTGAGGAGATGACCGCCGACGCCCTCGCCATGAACCGCGACGCCGCGCTCCTGGAGACAGCGATCCGCTGCTGCTGGGTACCGCGCGGCACCGAGAAGAAGATGATCCAGCAGTGGACTCCGCAGGACACCGAGGGAGGCTGCATGGGCGGGGAGTGGCGCGTCTACTACGCCCAGGGCTCGTGCTCGTGCCCGGAGGACCACCCGATCGCGCTGCCGCCGTACGACCGCCCCGAGCCGTCTGTCTACGCCGGATGAGCCGCACCCGCGTCAGCATCCGGCTCAACCCGGTAGCCATCGCCGCACTACGGGCGCCGGGCGGCGACGTCGATGCGTTCACTCGCCGCCTCGCCGGGCGCGCGCGTGACCTCGCGAAGTTGAACCTGACGGCGGACGGCAGCGTGGACACCGGGCGGCTGCGCAACTCAGTGCAGTATCAGCGCTTCCCACGGGCAGGTCGCGCCGTGAACTACCAGGTCGGGACGAACGTCGAGTACGGCATCTTCCTGGAGAGCGGCACCCGCGACCACGGGCCACGCACCGCCAAGGTGCTGCGGTTCCGGGGGCGCAGCGGGGCGTTCGTGTTCGCCAAGCGCGTGAAGGGGATACGCGCCACGCGGTGGCTGAGCCGCGTGCTCACAACGCTCAAACTCTGACCCAAACTCCGACGTGTGACCTAGGTGCGATAGCCTGCGGACATGGCTTCTTCCATGGCATTCACAACGGGTACCCGCAAGAAGGACCCGATCAAGTTCACCCTCGACGGCGAGCAGTTCGAGTTCACTCCGCCGAAGCAGGCGGCGATCTTCCTGGAGACCGTCAACGGCGGAACCGTCATCTCGCTCACACAGGAGACGTTCGACTGGCTCGGTGAGGGCCTGGGCGACGGGCAGAAGGACCGCCTCGTCGAGCGGCTCAAGGACAAGGACGACGACTTCGACGTGCCGAACCTGGAGGCCATCCTCGAATGGCTCCAGAAGCAGGTAGCCGGACGCCCTACTACGTGACGTTCCGCCTGTTGCACCTGGCGTCGGAGAACTGGACGACGCTGGAGGGCTGGGCAACGTCACGAAACACGGACCTGATGGACCTGCCGATCGACCGGATGCTGAACCTGATCTACTTCTGGGCGACACGAAATGCCCCAGACGAGCGGGCGCTGGCGAAGTTCGACCGGAAGTTGTGGATGCCGCCCAAGGGCGAGGAGGCCCCGGCCGAATCACCATGGTCAGCGGCCAACGAAACGAGCGCCTTCCAGGCGCTCAAGGCTGCGCTACAGCCTGACAGCCCGGCGACACCCGACGGAGCCGCCCAGGCGGCAACAACGACCCGGGAAGCGGCCAACCGGCGCGGTAGTCTGGCCAGGAACAGCAACGGCACGCCCGGATCGCGCGGCCGACCAGCACGAGGAGGGTGATCCGGGGTGGCGCAGTCTCTGGGCGAGGCAGTCATCGAGGTAGGCGCCGACCTCGACGACTTCGATCGCGACCTGGTGCGGGGCACGCGGCGCTCCGCGCGCAAGGCCGAGGCCGAGGGCGATGCGATCGGCACGAGTCTGTCCAAGGGCATCGGAAAGGGCGCCTCGAAGAACGAAGCCGCCATCGGTACGTTCGGCCAGTTGAACTTCTCCCTGGCCCGGGTCGGCATCGGGGCGACCGGGCTCATCTCCGCCATTGTCCCGCTCCCGGCGCTGCTCGGCGGCGTCGCGGCCGGAGCCGTCGCCGTCGGCGGCGCGCTCGGGCAGGCGGCAGGCGGCGCCCTCTCTGCTGGGTCGATCCTCGCCTCGGTGGGCCTCGCTGCCGTCACGACCTCGATCGCGAGCCGGGGCCTCAGTGATGCCTTCGAGGCGCAGTCCAAGGCGCAGCAGGAGATGAGCGACACGGGCGCCGTGTCCGTCGCGACGCAGAAGGAACTCGACGACGCGATGAAGAACCTGGCGCCGTCGGCGCGCGGCGTGCTCAGCGCTGTGCGGGAACTCGGTCCCGCTTGGACAGGGCTCCAGAAGGCGGTGCAGGGGCAGTTCTTCCGGGGCGTCGGGGACGACATCTCTCGCATCGGGGGGACGCTCCTGCCCGTGCTACGGCAGAACCTGGTCGGGACCGCAGGCGTGCTGAACGGGGCGATACGAGGCTTCACCTCGTTCATCACCGAGGGCAGCCGCGTGACGCAGATCGACGGCATCCTCGGCGGGCTGAACGACACTCTCGCTGCGATCCTGCCCGCTGTCGGCAACATCGCGCGCGGGCTGCTCGCGCTGTTCGGCGGCAGCATCGGCCCAGCCACGCAGATGGCCACCGCCATCAGCAAGGCGACAGCG